CAACAGGAGTTGCGCCGTAAAAACTGATCAAGTCAGTTGCGCTTGCCCCCAGTTCGGAACCTTGCGAGTTCTGATCTGACAGTTGACGCGGTGCAGTAAAAGCTACCGTAGTAGCCGAAGGGTTTGATGCGATATTAGGCATGATTATTTCCTTTCAAATGTTGTTTAAAGATTGACATGCAAGAGGACTTGCGGGTTAGAAAATCTCTTTTCCTTGCCCGCTGAAATCATCAATCGAACCTCATCCGCCCACTGGTCGGCCACTTCCCGAACCGCACGGGGAAAGAACGGACAAGGGATTAATTCCCCTGTCTTTGTGTCCTCTACCCATACTTGGTAAAAATCGGCTTTCTTGATGATTGGCTCTTCCATGTTTCAATCCTTTATGTGTTTCCAGTATCTGCGTTTTTGTATGCTTAATTGGTCAACCTGCACGCCAATTCTGGGTAGTATGTTGCCGAACCCCAGAGCACATCAATTCTCGTTGGAAGTACATCATTATTAATATCGAAAGCACGTATCACCCGCAACGAAATACCCTTGTAAACTTCCTGAGACTTGAAGTCCACGCCATCAGGCATAATCAGCGGAACAGTAACGAGGCCGAAAGCATCTTTGCAGAAGCCAATGTTCTTAGCCAAGTTCGCGTTTGCCGCACCAGAGATGACAGTGATTGCCGCGCCGGAGATAGGCGAAGAGTCAACAGTCTGGTATGCGCCGGTTGTGGTGATCGCTGGGTAGATACCGATTGACGAAGATCCTGCGCTGTTGCTGTTCGCTGTAGAAGTCACAACGAAGTTACGCAGATTGCCGGTCGAAGCCAAAGATTCAGGGTTAACCGCATTGACACCAGCGATGGTAAACACGTCGCCAACGTTCAGTAGTCCAGCTACAGATACAGTCCATCCGCCCGTTACCAGAGTAGAGCCGGTTTGACCGGAACCGGTAACAGTTGGCGAACCAGAATAGTTACCCGTCAATTGGGTAGGAATATTCTGACCTTCGTAAATTTCAAGGTTGGCGATGTTCGGCACAAAACCCTTGAATGCAGGCTCGGCAACTGACTGAACGTAAACAGTCGAGATTCCCACAACCACGCCCCAATATGCTTTAGGGTTAAGCACTAAAGTACGATCATTCTGTGGTGCAGCCTCTTCATCAAGACGCTGTGCAACCAGCGCGATGTACGAGAATGCGTTAGGAGTTACGGTTGGCGTACCGACTTCATTGTAAACAGATGGAATGTTAGCCATCACGCCACGGTCGATACGGTTTGCCAGTTTTTCCATTGCGGGCTTGAGATAACGCTCGCGGAACTCTTCGACAACAAGAGTCAAGGCGGCTGTACCGAACTGGAAGTCAACGTGTGACTGATTAGTGATGGTGATAGAGGTTGAAGGCTCGATAACGTCTTGAACCTGCAATCCAGCGCCTTCCGTAATCAGGAACTTGTTAGGCTTGCGGATGGTAAGCTGAGTGCCGATCTTTGCGCCCATTTGGTCTTCGAATTGGCGATTGCAGCGGCCTGCCATGACGAGGTTATTCGCCAAGATAGTCAGCGATTCTTTGCTGATAATCGAAGGTGTTAAGAGGACATCATTTGACATAATATATTTCCTTTCAATTGTGGATTATTTACGCCGCTTGCCGTATTCTTTTTCCCATTTGGCCTTATCTTCGGCGGCGCGGTGCGCTGCGTATTCGTCCATACTCATTTCGTCCAGAGATTTAACTTCCGGGCTTGTGCGATTGGCGATAGGCTTTATAGGTTCGGCGGCTTTTGTTACTTGCGGCTTGCGTGAAATACGTATTTCCGCTTGCAATTCTCCGATACGGATAGCCGCATCGTAGGGTTGCATTGCGTTGATCTTTGCAGCTTCTTCGGGGTTGCTAGCGAGATGGTAAAGAATATGCGGCGCCAGTTCTGCTTTCTCGACTGCGAAAAATACGTCATTGCGCAATGATAACTTATCATTGTTCGTGACTTTTTCCGCAAAGTCCGGGTACTCGGTGGCGGCTTTCGTTACCTTCTCGTTAAAGCTCTTGTGCAAATCATTGATCTGCGCTTGAGCGTGCGCTTGTTGGGCGGCTTCCTGTGCCTTGCGTGCATTCTCTACCCGTTCCGCTTGTGCCGCTTCAGCCGCTTTATTGCCTTGGCGAATCGCTTCGCGCGCGGCGTGTCCAGCTATGGCAGCACTGTATTGGTCTGGGTCATCGAATAGTTCACGATTCGGTACCGGGTCATCTTCGGCCTTTGGTACAACCGGAATAATGATAGCTTCTGCGGCTTTCTTTGCGGCTTCCGCTTCGGCTTTTAGTAATTCCAGTTGAGCTTTAGCTGTGGCGGCTTCTGCTTTGGCGGCTTCTCGCTGAGCGGTCAATTCGCCAAAACGCTTTTCAACCCCTTTCTTGGCTACGTGGTTATCTTCTATCTGGGTAACTGGATCGATTTCGGTCGCCGGTTCCGTAGTTTTCTTGTCATCAGCATTTGCTTTGTCCGTGGCTGCGGCTTTCGCGGCTGCGGCGGCTTCTGCTTCTGTGATAACGTCAGCTTTATCCTTAATAATGGACTCGATACTTTTCCCGGACTTATCAGCCTCGGTGCGTAATTCCGCGTACTCTGCCATTGACGGCTCGTTTTTTACGGTCGAAGTTGTGCTAGTGACTGGCGCAACTCTTCCAGTGTCCACGGCGGCGTTTACTACTTGTACGGCTGATACTTGGTCATTCATGGTCTATCTCCTTGTCCCGGTTGCATTCCATCCGGTAAGTTCCTTGCTGCCCAGTGTTACGCGCTGGTACGTTTTTTGAGCGCAAAAAAAGACCTCATGCCATAAGCATGAAGTCTGAAAATTACGTTCAACGTTCTTTTTCAAATAAGCTCCCAGAAGGATTGCCACGTCATCTCGACGTTGCCTTGCGCGATTCTACTACGATTTTACATAATGTCTACTGCTTCACGGGTACTGCGCTCTCCATATCCCAAGGCTGCTGTCCTGTTGGATGTCCGTTGCGCTCAAGGATGCGAATGTCGTCAGGGTTATTTTCTTGACCTCCAATCGCGCCAAGCCCCACCGCACCGGCGACACTATTAAACTGCACTATTTTATTGATATTGGGATTAGAATTAAAAGCGTCTCGGATTTTCCTTGCCGCATTTGGAGCCATTTCTTTCATGGCTTCTGGATTTTGTAGGTAAAACCGGATTGATTCTGCTATGTGTTCTTTTTCAATGTCGGCACCTTTGTATCCCGCATCTTTTGCGGTAAAAGGCTTGCCACCGCGATAAGGTTTATTTAATTCGGAATAGACATCGGCAAATTCCTTCTTCGCCCCCGCGGTGTCCACTCCACCAAATGCAATATCGTCTAGAAGATGTGAAAATTCATGAGAATATACATCTCCAGATTTATCACCTAAACCTGTTTTAAGGATAATATTTCTGGTTGTGTTACCGTTGGCATCGCTAGATTTAACAAACTTTCCTAATGATCTTCCTAAATTTTGCGCTTCGCTAGAAGTCGCTCCAATTTTTGTTGCTGCATCCATTGCCTCGTTGTAGGTAAGCGGATATTGCGGAGTATCTTCATATCTTCTACCAACGACATACTCCGCCCCAATCGGACGCCCTTCGTAATCAGTTTTGATTTCGCCGCCAATCGGTTGTTCAGGTCTGATAGGGTTGTCATTTCTAGCCTCTGATATATTTAACTCGTTGTGTATTATATCATTTGTTCCGTTTACTTGCAACCCATGCCCGACGGGTACTGCGCTATCTATGTCAAATGCTGGTTTGTTTTGGTGTTCTGCAATACTTTCTAAGTATGACTGCGCATCATCCCATGTATGGCTATTCATACCGCCCTCTGGATTTATATTCAAATGCGCATTGTCAGCATCAAACGCCTGTTTGTTATGGGTCGCAAATCTGATCTTTTCCGTTTCTTCCGTTATTGGATTGTCCACGTAAAAATAATTTGATTGTGTTGACGCACTGTATTCCGGCCTATATTTCACCCCAAGGTGTTGCAGCCCATGTTCAAACGCCGTTCCTTGTTCATTGGGGGTTGCACTATGCAAATCAGTAACATCGGAAAAGTTCGGATGGTTAGCATCTTTCCACTCCGCCAATAATTGTTCCCTAACGCTTTTTACTAAGTTGTCATACGCTTTCGTGTTAGGGTCTCCATATTCATCAGCATATTCAGGCTTTAATTGTGGATATTTCTGACCCTCTACTTTTTGATAAGCTATTCCATTAACAGTTTCATCAACTCCAAGCTCTTCATTGTCTGGCGTCCACAAATCGGGGCTTTCTTTTCTTAATAATCTCTCTTTATTTCCACCTTCCACTATTGATTTATAGAGGTTGCCATATACATCTACTGGTTTAGCGCTCTCCATATCCCAAGGCTGCTGTCCTGTTGGATGTCCGTTGCGCTCAATTCCCTCCACATGGCTTAATGCGTCAGAGAATTTATGCTCGGTCGGTGAAACGTTGATAATCGGCAAAGAGCCGCGCACAGCAGAGTCTTTAACCATATTCGGATGGTCTGCAAATCTCAGCTTTTTACCACCCACTTCAAGGTATTTGCTTTGCGCGGATGATGTATCGGTATACGGTATGCCTTTTTCATCAAGAATTGATTTCATGGCCTCATATTGGGCGCGATGGTCGGCTCTGTCTAAGTCTGAAATTGATTGAATATCTGGACGGCGTAGGTTATCTATGGCTTTGCTTCTTAACGCGTCTTGATATGCGCTTTGTCCCAATTCGGTAAATTGCTCATTCTCTGAGTCCCACATTTTAGGATCATTAACCAAATGGCGAATGTCGATATTACCTTCTTGACCGATATTATCCATTTCCTGTTGTATATCAAACGCATTTGAAGCGTCCTGAACTTCTCGCGCTTTGCTTATTGCTTTGCTGTAAGCCTGCGCCCCTTCGCCCGTGCCGATAGCCTCAGACTTGAACTTGTCGAACAGGTGCGGGGAGCCGTGCCATGCGGTAGCGCCCAGCGTTCCAGCACCGCCCTGTGTATGAGTGAGAGTTCCCGCTGCACTTCCACCGCCCATTACCATGCCGGCTACGTTCATAGCGCGCGCATTGGCAGGGCTGTCCATGTAGACATTACCGTCTTCGTCGGCTGATAGCGTCGCTTGCATCTTGCCATTGTACGCGTCTATTGGTGCAGTAACCGCGTCCCTTATGCCGCTCAATATGGATGATCTATCTATTATGTCAGGGATGCGGGTTGCTTGCCCGCTTGACGTGGTATGCGTCATCCCCGCGTGCGGGTCTTGCGCGTTAATCCCCGATACAGGTACGGCGGAGTCCCAGTCCCAATCGGCCATTATTTCATCACCTGCAACACCTGCAACTCACCATTTGGCCCAACATACGCATAATTGCCGTGCTTGTCGCGGTGCAATATATGACCTGTCTCGGGGTGAACATGCGGAATTGACGGCATGGTCTGTTGCTTTGGCTGTTCGGTGTGCGCCGCTGGTATGGGCTGTTGCTCAACCGCTTTGACGGCCTTTGCTACCTCGGCCAGTTGTCGCCCGATTGTTCCATGAAGAGAAGCATCGCGCTTCTGCGCAATCGCTTCCATCTTGGTTTGCAAGTCGCTTGCAATTTTAACCATGTCCGTCTCATGCTTGGAGCTAATTTGAGTAAGCATAACGTCGCGATCTTTTTGGCGGTCTTCCAACGCTTTTGCCATTTGTTGCAATTGCAATCCCTGTTGCTGCAAGTGTTGTTGTAATCCTTGTATCAATGCCTGAGTTTGCGGCGACATGTCCTCGCGGTCAGGTGCCAGCAGGTTAGGCGGCTGAGTCTTAGCGATACGAGCGGCAATCTCTTCGGCACCTTGCCAGTCTGAATTCTTAGCAATCAGGTCAGCAATCAGCGGAGCGACCTGCGGGTTAGCGCGCACAAATTCCATCTGGCTTTCCATCGCTTCGACCCGCTTTGTGGCGTAACTCGGCCCAATCGTAACCGTAACCTGATAACGCCCCACTTTCGGATTAAACATTTTAATCTTCTGCGGCTGTGATGATTCAGGCGTTTGCCCCATCACCTCGCCGTGAGCCTGTGTCATGTTCGGATTGATCATTACACGGTCTTCCGCGCCCGATTCGTCCAGAATAGCCACAATTCTCTTCGTGTCGTACTCTTCTGGTATCAAGTCGCACAACACAATGCCGGTATTTTTCAGTGCCCGTCCGAAATTGTCGATGTAATGATACGCGCCCAGGTTGGCGTTATTATTCAGTTCACGAATAGCGCGACCAGATTCATCCTTCATGCGCTCTGACATTGTTGCATCAAAACGAATCCCGGTTACAGCCTTCAACGCTTCCATTGCGCCTTGTTGTGCAGCGAGAATAGCTGCGGGTGGGCCAGCGAAAGGCTGACGCTGAGGAGGTGGCGCGGGTTTGCCGCCGATATTCGTACCCTTGTAGAGCAAATAGCTGAATGACTTTTTGTTAGCCTGTTGCCATTTTTGCTCATGGCCTTCTACTTGCCCCTCTTCCATAATCCAAGGGGCTTTGGGTTGCAGGGCTACGTTTTCGACCTCAAGCGTTTTGTAATAATTTATCATCTGCTGCGGGCCTTTAGCGTCGCGGATGATGCCCTTCTTTGTTATTTTGCCGTTGATATTCAGTAGCGTGCCGATGCACTCAATAATCGGAATGTACCGTCCGTCACATTCGATCTCTTCCAATATCTCTATGCTGGTCATCTTGCACCAGTTTAGTTGCTTTTCCTGCACAGTGCGGCGTGATAGCTCTTTGATATTGCCCGCTGCAATCTCGGCTTTTACGTCTGGGTCTAGGTCGTCGTCATACCCAGAATGCCCGTTGTCCAGCATAATCAATTCGCGGGCCTTGTAGGTGAAATAGTAATACTCGGCTATGCGAATCTCGTTTGCAGTCATCCAATCTTTATCAGTCTCGGACGTTCCTGACTCACTCCATGGAACTTCGTAAGCGTCCGGCCATTCCCGCTTAAATTCATCGCGGGGTATCATTTCGGAGATAATACCCCATTCCGAATCCAGCCCGAACGGTGTGCGGTTAGGGTCAAGAGATATCCCGAACGGGTTAAACAATGGGCGTATAACTATGACTTTATTGAATGACTGATCATTTTCGTACTCAGTCATTACGCGCCAATACCCCCACCCATTATCTACTGCTGAGGCAAACCCGGTGTCATAAGCTACGTCCGCGTTAGAATCCCGCTCTATAGCCCGTATCATCCCCCTGAGAATCTTTGCGTCCTTTTTGCTGGACTTGTCGCCCATTGGCGATATGTTGATAGACGGACGGTTTTGGCGCTGATCGTTTTTGATCTGGTTTGCGAATGTCGGTAGTCTGTTCTCTGTGCTGCAAGGTCTTCCGTCGGCGGCGCGTGCGGTAGTGTCGGCGCTGCTCCATTGCTGCCCGTCCAGGAACTTTAAATCTTCCAATCCCTTTTTGCGGTCAATTGCCTCAATCGAACGTGAAGCGGCAAATCTCTTTTTGGCCTTGTCTAAAATCTTCGCGTGCTTATCTTCGCGCTTTTTCTTTTCTTTCGCTGTTTCGCGGGCTTTGGATATGTCATCTGACTTTGTGGAATTTAACTCCAGCGATGGAAATTTGTTCTGCCCGCTGGTTATTTTAGGTATTTTAATACCCTTCTCAGCGGATAGCTTTTTTTGATCGCTAGAGTTTTCAGCAAGTGCCATGCGGTCTCCACAAACGGAATTTGCCGTCTTCGCGACGGGGATATTTCGTATTCTACATCATTTTAAACAATCTTCAACTTTATGAAAAA